GTATGGGATTAATATAATTGGGTATATAGTATAGCGCCCCCACATACTTCTGATATCAATTTGCGGGGCGCAAACAAATACTTAAAACTAATGGTTACATATGGAGGTTATATGGTCATAGTTCGTATGAAGCTAAGCATGACTAACATGCTCAACAACAGTTGGTCCAGCATTACCCGTAACAACCCGTAAGTCGCTGGGTACGGTGGATGTGGATGCACCTTCATTCACACGGAACTCAGGAACGGTCCGTCCTGCGTCGCCGGTCGGCGGCTCCGGAGCCCGTGGCTTTGGTGCAGTCCCAACACCCATATCAGCGGTAGGAACCTTCTGAGTCTGGGCGTCTTTTGTCGGTGGTTCAGGCATTTTGCCTGTTTTCTGGAAACCTGCTAGGTTCAGACGCTGTTGGCCATCAATACCCTGCATACGCAGCTTATTGTTGAAAGCCCTATTCTGAAGTACTGCATTTATTCCTCCCTGCAGTTTTATCTGCTTCAGAGCTTGCTCTCCTTTAAGGCCAACAATATCCTTACCAGCGGCAATCCTCTCTCGTTCAAGCTTTCTGTCAGCTCGACGCGAGAAAGCGTCTCCAATCCCCATGCCAGCGCCTCCAATGGCGTAGGCTGCGAGCTCAGCTTGTTGAACGGCTCGGGGGAGTGGAGTACCGTCGGGACGGACAGTGACTTCTCCATCAGAACGTAGACCAGCTTGCGTTCCAACGGCCACAGTCCGTGTGCGACCTCCGGTACTAAGGTCGCGTAGTGTCTTGCCGAGATCGACAAGATCTTCAAGTTTGCGTTCAATCCTAAGCAACACTTGAAATGTCTCCTGATGATTCTGAGTGAGCGCACGGTTGCTCCTCTCAGATTCCCTCAGTGTAAGGGCAGAGACAGAAGCAAGATGCTGTTGATGTTTTGAATCCTTGATTCGCTCATCATGCCCATTGTCTCTGTGCACAGACAAGTGAATCTGCACACGCTTCACAAAGTTCTGAGCATCCTCTGAGAGCTCACAGTTGAAGAGACACTTGCTCAGTTCGGGAACGAGCTGAGCATCTCTCTCATTTAGTCGCTTGTACTGCTGATAGAGTTTAAGAGATCTCAGTCGGGCGTCTGTTTCAAGAGATCGCGGGTCAAAGTAGAAACCCTGCCGATCCTCAAATCCTTCACGTCTAGTGTGTATACCTCCGTCAACGGTGTCACGAGGAGGTGCCATCTGTTGCACATTACGCGGTATGCGAGATATCGACGAACGGAAGTTCGGATCTGCAAGTAGTGCATCAGTGAGTTGTCGTAGGTCAATTCCTGGTGGTGGTGTCATGGTTTCGAGAACCTTGTCATTTGAGGCAACCATCAATGATTGCCAACCTCTCTGTACAGTGGTCTGAATAGATGCGCTTGGGGCTACCTTGATCAGATTGGTAATCACTGTATCAATGATGTCAGGACCCCACATGTAGGGATCATCAGCTTTGCAGCAGAAGTAAGATTCACTTACAGATCCTCGCACGTAGAGCCTAACGGAGCTTATGGCCTCAGGGAAGTCAGGTTGAACTAGCTGGAATTGTAAGATTTCACCATTATGGGCATTGGTGTGGTTAATCAAGGTCTGCTTGAGAATGTGTCCACAATAAATGGACAACTGATGTATAGCCCCATCATCAACTTGAACAAGATTGGGAGCTATGTTAGTCACACCCCACTTAACCCACTGGTCTGGCATGGCAGGTCCAAACGACAGCCCATTTATTGAGATGGGTAAAGCTGTCGTGTCCATCTGCAGCTGGACTCGCCGTTCAATACTGTCAGACAACCCAGCAAAGCCACTCGTTGTCATGCCAAACAATTGCCCTGATAAGGCGCTTACTGGCATGCCGGCAGGCCATCCAGCGGCAGAGAGGAGATCACTACCTTGTATGTCGAGTATAACATACAAGGATGAGGCCTCAACAACTACAGTAGAGTACCCAGGCACGATGACATCAAGGGAAGCAATGGTCTTGAAGACGGGTACTCCAGCAACCTCACTGTCAATATACTTGAGGTTATTTGCATAAATGCGGATGCTAAACCTAGCTTTCCAGGCGTGAGATCCAGAATACACAAGGCTGTTGACGTAGGTCCTATTCTTGAGGTATCCAGCAACGGTAGCAGGGGCATGATTCAATAGAGGAATTCCAAAGGTATCGATTCCGTCGACTGGCAGATTCGAATTACTCCTTGGGACACTCCCCATGATGAGCCTGTACCCCCACAGCGTCCTGTTAAAGGTTGATCCACTCGTTATTATGTAATCCTTATTGTCAGTGAACTTGGCCATCAACCCCTTGATGGGTATCTGTGTAGGTACGCCATTCTGGCATGCGTACTGAGGAGTAGTTCCATTCAAGAAGTGTTCAACGAATGGAATCCAGGAGTAATCCTTCTCAATATATATACCATCTGAAGGGGGTGTGAAGTGATAGCAGTCAACGGACCAATCTCCTGAATCTCGCCCATCAGTGTAGCAGAAAACGCGAGTTTCAGATGGAAACACACTGCGCATGGTAAGACGCGTGGCCCCACCAACGGACCGCACAGGAGAAGAAGGGGGTGGCTGTGGAAGGGCGAAGTTGAGGGATAACCCGAGGCCTGAACTCCGGTATTTGCCCTGGTCGTGTATCCGGTCATCAGCGTCCCAACCAACTCTCAGTATAGCAAGCGTTCCTGTACT